CGATACCCTAAGCCCCATTAGCCGGAGAACCGCCCCGTGGAACTGACCCTAGCAGACGCTCGTACCTTCCTGACCTCGCTCGGCATTACGATCATAGATCCCGTGCTACAGCTCATCGTCAACAAAATTAACGCAATCGACGAGTGTCTAACTGCCAACGGCTACTCGGCTGACGATGCAGGGCTGATTAAATACTACCTGCTGGCGCTGCTGGGCATTAACCAGACAACCCGCAACGTGACCAGCCAACGGGCACCATCGGGTGCTGCTCGGTCGTTTGCATTCGGTACACCGAGCCAAGGCTACCGCCAGTACCTGGGCCTCTTGCGCACGCTTGATCTGAGCGGATGCACTGACGCCCTTATCCCCGAAGACCCGGAGGCAAGTCACTGCGCGATGTTCGTCGCCAAGCCAAACGGGGGGTGCTGCTAATGTCGGCCACGGCAAACTGGTCCTATACCAATACCGCACGCATTCGCCCTTTTATCTCGCAAGATGGGATGACCGGGGAAATCGTTTACGGGGACGAGTACGCGATCGCATGTACCTGGGCGGCGGAGTCTAAAGTTTTCCGCAACCCTGCCTCAAAGGACGGCGAGGAGTACGTCAGCAGCTACATTACGTGGTCTGAGGACCCTCGGCCTAAACGCGGCGATCTGATTCTGCTGGACTCGCCCGTCGTGGACTGGCAGGAAATCCTCGACCATATGGAATGGGATATGTCCCCGTTTGGCGAAACCCCCGACTACAGGACGATTACCTAATGGCTATTCGCGGAATTGACGAGGTGCGCAAAAACCTGCAACGGACGTTTGACGACATTACCGGCCCGATTACTGAAAAGGCAATCACTGCAGCGTTGAGCGTGGGCGCAAAGTACGCGGATATCATGACGCCTATCGATACCAGTTTTCTAGTAAATAGCCGCTATCGAGTTGTGACGAAAGATGCAGACGGCTGGACGGGGCGCTATGGCTACATGGCCAACTATGCCGCCGCGGTACACAACGCCGATGGAATTCTAAAGGGCCAGCCTCGGCCAGGTAATCGGGGCGCCTATTGGGACCCTGATGGCGAACCCCGTTTTCTGCAAAAAGGCTTCGAGGAAAACGCCAATGAGGTGGCCGAAGCATTCAAGCGGGAAATGCAGCTATGACCTCGCCAATTAATGCGGTTCGTGAGTGGCTAGAGGCCGACCCGACATGGACTGCCCAAGGCTTTAGCCTGTTGCGCGGAATGTGGCAGGACGACGCCACAAACAGCAACAAGCGCATTGCTCAACTGATGATGACGCCCGCACGGCAACCCGGCATTGACACCTTTTACGATGGGGTCAGCTTACTACTCCTGGGACCCCAAAGGGGGCAGATTGACGCACCAAAAATCGAACAGATCGCAATTGACCTACGCAAGCGGCTGGAAACGGATTTCAAAGCATGCGGAGTCGCGCAAATCCGACTCGTTAGCGGTATAGTAGGGCCCGGCTACACGGCTGAAAAACGGCCGTGGTATGAGCTACAACTCGAAGTAATCACCTAAAAGAGGGCCATATCATGGCTGTTTGCGCAAACCCGAAATACGTCGGACGTGACGTTCTGATCGAAATGTTCATCGGCTGTGGCGACGTCAAGCCCGACTCCGCCGACTACATTCCGATCGGCGCGTTCACCAGTAAAGAACTGACCATTGAGTGGGACCAGGTAGACCCGACCGCGGATGACTCCGTGGGAAACCTGAAAGAGTCCATGTCTACCTACCTCAACTACTCGTTGAGCGGCGACCTTGTTGCACGTTCCGCCGATGTGGTGGGCGTTACTAACCAGATTGCCCTGGTTAAGCACGTAACCAACCCAGTCGCAACCGGCGGCCAGCCATATGCATGGATTCGTGCAACTTTCCCGGATCTGACCTACGAATGCTTCATGGTGGTCAGCAACATTTCAATTTCGGCGCCAACTACTGACGTCGTAACCCGTACCTTTGAAGCCACTGCGGCCTCGTCGCCGTTCGGGCTCATCGTTACCGACACTCCAGTGGTGCCCTAATGGCTAATATTCCAAGCGTTAACCCGTTTGCCCGGATCGGCGCGGCGGCAGTTGCCCCGGTAGCCGTCGGCCTGACCAATACCCTGACCTACAACCCTACAGCGCGCCAAGTGCTGTTCGTGCGTAACGGTTCAGACGCGAGCATCACGCTCACGTTGAAAGGCGCTGATGCCCCGACGGCCTTCAAGGTCGAGGGGACCGGCCTGACCCAAGACCTGACCCCGGGCGTTCCGTTCACTGTTGCGGCGGGCGCCACCTGGCAAATCCCGTTGAGCAACTTTCGCTCCTACCTTGTAGGTGACGTAACCCTGACCGTCTCCCTCGCCACTGATGTGGCTGCGTGGCTGACTGAGGTGTAAAAATGCCAGCCATGACCGCCATTGGCGAAATTGGCATAGAAGCGGGGGGACGTTCGTATTTATTGCGGCCGTCCCTTTTTTCTATGTCTCAAATCGGAACCCCCGCTGAGATTATTCAGACTTGCGCGCTGCTGATGGCCGAGGAGCCCGAAGAACCCCAACTGCTTGCCCTGTTCCGCCGGGAGCGATTCGACCGCGCCCTGACCGTCTGGTATGCCTGCGCAGGCGATCAGGACTTAGGCGGACTGATTGGGGGCATGGCTCCTGCCAATTTGCCCAATCCGTTGGAAAGCGGCATGGTTTTTACATTCGGGGATCTGCAAAAACAGGCCCGGCGCCATAGGCCGCGGTACGTCCCGGGCCTGCTGCCGATGGCCGACATTATCGCGTTGGCGCGCACCTTGATTAGGCACGGGGTGATGGGCGATGCGGAGCCAGCAAAAGGCACGCAGCCTAAAAACGGAGACTTTCTCAGCGAATTCAAGGCCGTTGATTACGCTTCGACCGCCATGGCCCACCTCGGGCTTTCGGAGGATGAGGCCTGGCGCATGACAATGACGAGCTTCATCGCCGCTATGCGGTCTAAGTTTCCTCGGGACGAAAAAGCTGCCAATGCTCCGAAACCGCATACCGCGGAGGAGTATGATGCTGCCATGGCAAAACTTGCGAAAATCAACGAAATCCGGTCGAGGAAAAAATAATGGCTGAAAATGTCGGTACGATTTATTACGAGGTCGACGTAAAGACGGACCCGCTTGTTAGCTCCAGCGCCAGGGCTTTTAAGTCCCTTGACCAGCTTGAAGCAGGGCTGTTAAGTACCGATCGTGCCGCGGCTAATACTGCGCAGGTGCTGAACGGGGACGTGAAACGCGGCCTCGATACCGCCGGCAAAGGCCTGGGCTCCGTAACGTCAAGCGCCAACGACGCCAGCCGCTCGGTTTCAAAATTCGCCAGCTCGGTCAGCGCTATCAAAAATAGCGCCGCTGCGGGGATCGTGAATACGGCCGATTCGATCAAAGAGGCCGCGCAGGCTTCTGACGACGCTACCGACCCCCTGCAGAAACTCGCGGAGACCATGGCCGCCGGCGCCAACGACGCCAACGGTTTCACGTTCAGCATGTCCACGCTTGCCAAAGCTATCGCCGCCGTGGCGTTCTCCAGCGCGGTAATGGGCATTGCCGAAATGGTGCAGAAATATCAAGAAATGGCCGAGCGGGTTCAAATGGCGACCGCAAGCCAAGAGGAGTTTGAGGCAGTTCAGGCCCGCCTGTTGGATACTGCAAACGGCACCTACCGTTCTCTGCAAGAGGCTCAAGAACTCTACATCACTACGGCCGATTCATTGCGCTCGATGGGCTACAGCACTGCTCAGGCCCTCGACGTCACCGACTCTATGTCATACGCCTTTGTAAAGAACGCAACGAGCGCTGACCGGGCCCAGGCCGCCATCGATGCGTTCTCGAAGTCAATCAACACCGGCAAAGTGGCGGCGGATCAATGGGAGACGATATCGAGCGCCATCCCCTCGGTCATTAACGACATTGCGCTCGCCTCAAACAAATCGGCCGCAGAGGTTCGCGCGCTTGGGGCTGCAGGCAAACTTACCGGCGCCCAACTCTCCGAAGGCCTGCGCAAGTCGCTGGAGGCTAATGCCAAGGCCGCCGCCGATATGTCCAACAACCTGGTGGACGCGACCGTGCGCTCGAAAACAGCGCTGACGGCGTTTTTCGTATCAGTCGAAAACCAGACGGGGGTCCTGCAGAACCTGACCGCCGCTATTATCATGGCGGCGGACAACCTGCTGGCCTTTGCCGCGAACGGCGACGCTATGAGCACCGCGATTACCGCGGCCAGTTCTTCGGCTGCAGTGCTCGCAGCGGTAATTGCCGGAAGGCTGGTTGGGGCTGGTGCCGCTTACGTCAAAGTTCAGACGTTGCAACTGGCGGCCACTTGGCGGCAGGTTAGCGCCGATCAAGCTGCAACCGGGGCGGCACTCATGGTTGCGCGGGCAAACGCTGCCGCGGCCGCTGAGGCACTGATCGCGGCCCGTGCTGCAGAAATGGCCGCGGTCGGGTTCGCGCACCATGCCTCAGCGGCCAACGCACTGGCGGTTGCCGAAGCCCAAGCCACCTTGGCGACTCAAAACCTCAACGCTGCCCTGGCGGCTAGCGCAGGGGCGGCAACTCGCGCCGGACTCGCACTGAAAGGCCTGCAAGCGGTCATGACGTTTCTTGGGGGCCCAGTCGGGGTAATCCTGATCGCGGCGGCGGCGCTGTACTACTTTTCCAAGGCCGCAACCGATACAAAAGTTAACGTGGATGAGCTGAATAAATCGCTCGGGACCCTGACGTTTAACCAACTCAGTCGGTCGGCAAATGAGGTCGGCGACGACATTACAAAGCTGAATAAAAAACTGACTTCAGCCTATAACGATTTCAACACCTTGAGCCGCCGCCCTTTTGAGACTGACGATAGCTTTGTCAAGAGGCAACAGAATGCTCGCGCTGCGATTGACGACGTTAACCAGGAGTTGGCAAAACGGCAGGACACCCTAAAGAAAATTGCAGAAGCTCAGGATAAAATCCGCACGCCGAAAGCCGAACCTGCCCCGGGCGCTGCGACTGCGGTCCTGCCAGCGGACCCTGAGTCTGAGAAGGTAATCAAGGACCTGAAAGAACAGCAGGCTTTGCTCAAGGTAATCGGGGTCGAGCGGGCAAAACTGGCAGCCATTCAAAAACTGGGCGAGGGGGCGTCCCCCGAACAGCGCCTAGAAGCCGAGCGTTTAGCTGCGTCAATTTATGAACTGGAACAGGCTGAGAAGAAACAAAAAGAGACCTCTAAAAAGCTGACCAGCGAATCGGAGAAAGCCTCTAAGAAGGCAGCCGAGGAGCAGAAAAAAGGTATCGAAGAAAACATTAAAGTCTTCGAAAAACTGGGCTTTGAACTGGCATCGGTAGACAAAAGCGCGCGTGAACTGGCCCAGGATCAGGCGCAGCTATCCTTGAACAAATACGCTACGCCTGAACAGATCCAGTCGGTTCGTGACCTCGCGGGCGCCCTCTATGACGCCCAGGGGGCGCAAAAGCTGCTGTCTGCAGTAGACCCTATCGCTGCGCAGGGTTTCAGCTACGCAGACGACCTTAAGGCCCTGCAGGACGCCAACGCGCAAAAGCTGATTAGCGATCAGCGTTACCTCGAATTGAAGTCCCAACTTGAAATCGAAAACGCTGATCGCATGCGACTTTTGCAAGAGGAGAATTTCAAGGCTGCAGCGCTCGGCAATGAGCTGCTAATGAGCAGCATTGACGCGCTGGGGCAGCAGGGCACGCAGACAATAACCGGCCTGGTCACGGGCACCACAACCTGGCAGCAGGCGCTCGGCAACATCGGCTCGACAATTGCGAATACTGTGATTGGCTCCTTTGTCGAAATGGGGATTAATTGGGTTAAGCAGCAGGTCATGATGGCCGCCGCCGCCCAGGCCACTACTGCAGCGCAAACCGCGGGCATCGCGACCGTTGCTGCCACTCAAGCCGGAGCGACCACGGCAATTGCTGCGACGACGACAGCAACCGCAGCAACGACCGGCACCGCAGTTGCTGCAAGCATGGCGCCCGCTGCAGGCCTATCCTCCATTGCGTCCTTTGGCGGTGCGGCAGTGGGCGGCGGCGCGGCTCTCTTGGCCACCATGCTC